TTGTTCATTCTCTCCTTCATAATATCCTATAATAGTTTCAAAAGGTGAAAAATATCTTGATGCTTTACAAGTATCATAAACTTTTTTTTGCATTAAAAAATAATTAGCAACAAAAGATGCTAGGTCTTTTGATATAGCTTGACGAATAACTGTGTATTTTTTCTTTTTAAACATCTTTAGCCATTTCTTTTGGCACTGCTTGTATGTTCCAATGTATAAATCTAAAAGGCTCTATACCAAAATCTACTGAAAATTCGTGTTCTAAATATCCAGGAAATATAATTAACATTCCTGGTTTTGGTTTAAGGTGAAATTGTTCGTGACCTGCCCATACACCTTTTAAATCTGGTTTCATTTTTAATTTTGTACATCTTGCACCAGTTTTTGGTTCGTAAAATACTGGAAAAGAAGTTTTATCGCTGCACTTTAAAAAATAAAAACCTGATACGTGTTGATTCCAATGTATGTGTGCAGAATGATGACCACCACCTTTTTTTGCAAACTCTTGAACCCATAATTCAGAAAACATAGTATTATATTGTGTCATATCATAACCTTGATGATCTAAATATTCCCAAGATTTTTGACCAATGTAATTTCTAAAATCTAAAAAATCATTATCTAATGTTAATGGGGTTGAATGATATGATCTTCCAAAGTCACCATACTCTTTTATAAATTTTTTTTCTCTTGTTCTCGCATCTTTAATATATTTGTTACTTGCTTTGTTTAACGATTTAACAAACTCTGATTTTTCTTCACTCCATATTACAGTTGGAAAATAACTATTTATAAACATTATTTAAAAGGCCTTCCTAAATGCCATAACACAAGACTATATCTTGTTCCTGATGTGACTGGTTTAACTCTGTGCCATACAAAACTAGGAAATACAATAACAGATCCTTTTGGTAATATCTCTTTACATTGTACTTTATGTTTTGATTCGTCTCTCATATGTGGGTCATAGTTTCTAAAATCAAATTCTAATTCACCACCTGTATATTCTGAACCATCTGTTAATTGACAAGTCATAGATAGTTTTCTAATCTTACCATTATCAGGATCTCCTTCTTCTCTTTTATAAGGTTTATCCCAACTATCACAATGCCAATCGTAATATTGATTTAATTTATATTTTGTAAATTGACAAGATTCAGATCTATCCCACTCAAAATTCCAACCTGCCATTTCATTTGCTCTATGTACATATGGATGTAATTCTTTATATATCCACGCATCATTGAGCCATACTAAATCTGATTTTCTTTTTTTTTGTAAATTTTTAACATCCTCTTTTGATAATTTTTCTTTATCAAATCCTCCTGTTCTAGCCATTACTTCTTTTTGTTGATTAGCATAAGCTATTACATCGTCACAAAATTTAGGTGTTAATACACCACTAAAATACCAATAGTAATTAGATATATTCATAAGTTATTGTTTGTACAAAATTTAAACTATCTTTTTGATTATTAGTTAAGTAATACATATTAGTTGATGGAAACATAATAAATCTATTATTTAAAAGTGGTATATCCCAAGATCTACCTTTACGTCTGTTATCTTCATAGTGTATTCGAACCATACAATCTTTTACTTTTACACCATATAACAAAGTATAATCAGCTGAGTTTCGCAAATCTACTGGATCTATATTTAATAATGGTATTGTAGTCTCGCCAGGTTTATACATATTTCCCCACGTGTCTTTACTAATTAAAGTAAAATCATAATTAAGATAAACGTGCTCTCGTATATATGTATTTAACATATCCCAAGTTCGTGAGAATGGAAAATCTTTGTTTTGAATTACTGATTGTAAAATGTCGCCTGATAACTTATCTCGGTCAATGTCCCAATCTTTAGGCATTGCCACATCACCATAATATAGAGCTTGCTCTGTTAATACTTTCTTGTGCATACCACCACCATTTTTTAATTTATGCTAAAGCGTCTGTCAAGTCCCAAGATTGATTGTCTTCATTCCACACGTAATCCCATCTGTGAGTAGCTGCTGTATTTTGTGATTCTTGTTCTGCTGTTAATGCAGGAGCATCTCCAATTGGTGAATCCCATCGTGCAGTTGTAGTATTTTTTACCCAAGATGCATAAGGTTTTTTAGGCCAAAAGATTTGATTATCTTCGTCCCAAATATAACCTAGACCTGCGTAGTTTCCTCTTAATGCTTTTGAGTTATCACCAGAGCTATGTGTATTATTTCTAGTATTATATGAAGTTTGAATCCACATTGGTGCAGGCCAATTATTGTGTCTCTCTAAATATTGTTGACCTACTGATTCATCCTCAATACCATCAGCGTTTAACATATCTTTATTATCTAAAGTTAATACTGATATAACTTTTCCGTTAGCTCCTAGTTTTGCAAAATGTGCCATAATGTTTCTCCTTATATATTAATTTTAATTACTATTCAATTATCCAATTTTATATCTAATTATAACAACTCCTGGACCACCAGTAGCACCATTTGCACCTTGAGATCCTCCTCCACCTCCACCTGTGTTTGCAGTTCCATTAGTTCCAGCAGGATTTCCTCCATCTCCACCACCACCAGATCCACCTGGTGCTGTAGTTACTGGGGGAGTACCTGTAGAACCTCCACCGCCAGCTCTTGTAACTGAAGCTCCTGTAATTGATGTTGCTACACCTGCTCCACCTGGTGTGGCACTACTTGGAGACGTTGGTGCTCCTGCTGCTGCGGCACCAGCTCCGCCACCACCAGCTCCTCTTGAATTAGGTCCGTCTTGTCCAGCACCTCCAGGTTCTCCTTGAGGTGGACTAGTTGGAGGCGTATTTCCAGCACCAGCGGTACCACTAACTGAACCACCGCCACCACCGCCTGAACCTCCTGCGTTACCTGCATAAGGTGTTACGTTAGATGTATGACCACCGCCACCACCAGCAGATTCTATTGTTGAAAATTGTGAATTAGCTCCGTTAGTACCATTTGCTGCGCCTGGTGGTGTATTACCTCCAGGTCCACCACCACCTACTACTATTGGATAACCTTGTACTGTAACTGATAAATTATATGTTGGACCACTCGTTGCATTTAATGGACTCGCTGTATAAGAGTCATTAGCTGCTCTAGATTCTCTATATCCTCCAGCGCCACCTCCACCTGCTCTATCTTTTCCACCACCACCTCCACCGGCTACTACCACATATGAAACTGTGTCTCCACCACCCGAAGGATTACCTAATGAAGCTACACAAAAAGTGCCGGGTCCTGTAAATGTATGAATTTTATAATTTCCACAAGGAGCTGTTGAAGTTGTTCCCCCAGTTGCGGAAATATATTGTGCTGTAGGCACTGCTGATTGTAAACCATCGTCAGTTACTAACCAACCTTGAGTTGAATCTATAAAAATTAATGTAACTGCAATACCTTCTGTTGTTAAACTTGCATTAACTGTTGAACCACCAATTTTATCTGAACCGTTTTGAACTAATGTAACTTTATTTGATGCACTAAAAGTTCCTGCATAGTCTTTAAATGCAACTACGGCTCCAGCTGTTCCTGCTGGTAGATTAACTGATATTGGTCCGCTAGTTGTGTTTACAAAATATCCTTCTCCAGCTACTGCTGTAAAACCTGATGTCTTAACTGTTGTTACCCAAGACGCTGAACCTGTTGCACCAAAGTTTAATGCTGTACCTTGGTTGTTAATTGTTGCACCACTAGGAATTGTAAATGTATCTCCACTATCTCCTAATGTGACTGTACCACACGCTGCTCTTGGACTAATTTTATTTACTTTTACTTCACTCATAATTTTTACCTATTGAAACTTATACCTTATCATTATTATACCTGAACCACCACCGCCACTAGTTCTTGCAGGAGAACCTGGTTGAGAAGCTCCACCACCACCTGAACCAGTATTAGTTGTTCCATTTGTTCCATTTGCATTTGCACCACCTGCTCCGCCGCCACCTGGTCCGCCAGCTCCACCACTTTCACTTCCTGGATTATTTCTAGAACCACCGCCACCACCACCAGCAAAAGCTCTCGTGCTACTAACTGGATTTGATCCACCATAACTAGGAGCACATCCTCCTATAAAAGCATCAGCTACAAAAGAACCACAACCACCTTTATTTGGGTTTCCAGCTGAACCAGCAACACCAGCACCACCTCCGCCTCCGCCTCTATCATCAGCTATTGGTTGAGATACAGCTCCATTAGTACCTTGATCAGGACTTACAGGAGGTGTATTACCTGTTCCTGCAACACCACCTGAGTGTCCACCACCACCACCTGATCCTCCTGGACCACCTGCATTATTAGTTGCTGGACTTGGTGTAGGAGTTCCAGTAGGATTTCCTGCACCACCTTTACCACCTCCAGCAGAAATTATTGTTGCAAAACTTGAATTGACTCCATTATTACCAAAAGGAGAAGGAGTTCCTGGTCCTCCAGTAACTGAATTACCTCCACCACCTACCTCTACTGCATACCCTTGAACTGAAACTGGTATTGCTCCACAAGCTTTAACTAAAGGTGACATTGTTGGTGCAGGTATAGAACCTACACAGTTAGAAACTCTAAATCCTCCAGCTCCACCTCCACCTCCAGCACAACCTGTTCCACCAGATCCACCACCAGCAATAACAAGATAATCTACAACTGCAACTGGGCCAGTACCAGCAGAAACACAAAATGTTCCTGGGCCTGTAAAAATATGTGTTTTAAAATCACCACAGATTTTTATAGTTCCACCTGTTGCTGATATAAAAGTATTAGATACATCAGTTGTGTTATTTGATTCATCTGTTAATAACCAACCTTTTGTTGAATCTGCATAAATAAAAGTTAAAAAAGCACCATCTGTAGAAAATGTTGGATCAAAACTTGAACCTCCTCCAATATTAGATCCATTTCTACCAACTGTTAAAGCATTAGTAGCAAATTTATATGCGTAATCTTTAACAGAAACAATATCTCCTACGCTTGGTGAGGCTGGAAGTGTCATTGTAATACCACCACTTGTAGTGTTAACAAAATAACCTTCACCTGAAACTGCTGTAAAATCACCCGTCTTAATTGTAGTCTGCCAATCAACAGTGCCTGTTCTACCAAAACCTGTTTGTGATGCACCAGTTCCTAAAGCAACAGTTTTACCTGACTCTCCAAGAGTTAATGTAGATCCTGATTCTGTTGTTACTGTGTTTACTTTAATTGTACTTGTCATAATTAACTTGTTTTATACCTTATACTCCCATCAATGCTTGGATTTCGTCATCATCTAATCCCAAGTCTTTTAATTTTTGTTTGCCAGATGCTTTTTTAGCTTCTTTGTTTGTTTTATCAGTTTCTCTTTGTTGTCTTCTGATATTTGCTTGTTCCATTTCTGCTATTCTAGCTGTTTCCTCTGCGTCTGTAAGTTTTACTTTTTCGCCATTTAATAATTTATACATTGTCATAATAAATCCTAACTATTTGCAATACCATATAACCTTATTGTTCCATTAATATTTCCACCATCATATTGAAAAGAAATTCCTGAAGTTGCTGTTGTTGAAATATATGTGCCAGCATAATTCCAAGATCTTATTGCATTAGGTGGTGAGCCTGAGTTATATCCAATGCTTGATGTAACTATAGTAGTATTTTGAGATGTGCTTAATGGATTTGATAAAAGCATTGTGCCTGTCGTTGGATATTGTGAATTAGCAGTATTGTCAGTTGATGAAATTCCAATAAAAGTTGCGTTAAAACCTTGAGCATTAGTTGATTGGGATGTACTTCCATCAAAATACCAACCAGAACCAGCGTACCAATAATTTGAAGCACTAATTGCTGAACCACCTTCCATTATTCTAACGTGACTATCTGTGTTGCCTGTTGCAGCATAAACACTATAAATTAACCAGTAATGGTCATAATCAGAAGTAAAATGTCCATTAATGTCTATTTGAGAAACATTTGATCCTGTTGAAGTATTAAGATGTACTAAAGAACCACCG